GCACGATCATAAGTCATTGGCCGGCACGGCTGACATCCTCAGTGCAGTTTATCGTGGACAGATTCCAATTCCTCGCATCGAAGAGATAAAGCCTGTAGCAGCACCGGCAATACCAAATATCGTCGTGGAGCAGGATCAAGCTGAGTTAATAGAAGCGCCGGGTAACGTTTCCATGAGCTTACCCGAGGCGACTACCAGCACAACAATGACCTCTGAATCTGAACACTCGGGGCTGGAGGTCAAAGATCGTGCTGAATTGCCAGTGATAGAAATGATTAGCAGGCCCGTCACTCCAACTGGTAAAAAGAAGAGCATCGTTAAAACTATAAAGAAAGCGTTTAAGTCAAAGGTCACACCGACGGAGGTTGCAAGGAAACCAATTCTCGGATCGTCTGAAGTGGCTTCGCGGCCATTTACATTTGTAGCAAAGACGATCATGAAATTAGATAGCAGAATGAGCTTTAAGAAACTGTCAAACGCGGATTCCATTACCATAGATACTCCAGACCAATCTTGGGGCGGGGAGATTAGTTGGAGTCGAAATCGTAGTCTAGTGACACAGTTAATCATGGCTTTGAGGAAAAGGCTCGCAGAGGAAGATGACACTATGCTCACGACAGGACCATGCATGTTGATGGTACCAACTTCACATGGACTAGTGCTCAACCCAAACTCCGAACAAGCCATGTCCACGGACGGCATGTCTATTGACGTAAATCGCTTGGTGGATATATTAATGGACACCGAGGAATATGAACATCAATCACACTTGGTTGTGGATTTAGATGTCTTGGTAATGTACCCAATCTTCGATTCAACCTATATCACATATGAAGATGGCGTGCTTGCGACAATTGTTGAAAACGGCTACTGGAGGGTTGCTTCTGATGGTTGGTACAGCAGGGGTTCATTCAAATACAATTCTTACGTTGTGGTTTATGACCCAAGAGTGGTATCTAACTGTGTCGAATTGTGCATCAAATGGGAGTTAATAAACAAATATCCGCACGTCAATCATGCCCTACTACTAAATTTATGTGACTTTAAGCCATTGATGACAATCGATGCTGTGCATAGAGCCATCGACGTTTTGGGTGTAAACGCGGCAATCGATGCGGATGGAGTTTGTACATACATTGACAATGGCCCTGGGCCATATATTTCTCTGAGGATCAACACCAACATGTACGACGGATCGCAACATTGCACAGTAGTTGCCTTTGACTCACTAAACAAAACTGAACGAGAGACAAAAGACGTCACGGTGCCACGAACAGCGCTGGACATACTTGACAAAGTTCAACAAGAACTCGTGATGGTGTTAAACATGGCTTCAAGGAGAGACGTGCATGACCGCATGTTTGACGGAATGGACACAATGTTTGTTAAATCATCCTTACTCGGATTAAGCAGAAGGTTGTTAGGACACATTTCAAAAACTTTGACGCGTGTCAGCCGCGTGTGCGATATTTCAGGTGTCGACACTGAGACTGAAGGCTTAAAGCGATTATACGGGACTAATCATACCAACTCTGTGATTCTACACGTGAACAACAACTTTACAGTGAATTTAGCTGTTAAATACCTAGTCGGGGACACGTGGTATCTTGTGCATACTGGACAAACGATTGTCTCGGATTACAGCACGTCCGTATACACATTAGGACAAATATCCAAGATGGGGGAGAGCACGGTGAGACCGGTAATTCTATCAAAGACAGCAAATGCTGGATTCTTGAGGCCCGTTGACAAATCGTATTGCGTGAGGAATTCATTGCCTTTCGCATCGTGTCCAGTTAATCCATCACTACCTTCTGTGATAATCACACAATTCACGAATCGTAATCATCACGATCTGAAAGAGCGTGATATTGTCATAGAGAAAACGAATGATCACATAATCATACCTGGAGTGCCTGATGACATGAAAGCGGTGATTGTTGAATCTTTACGAAGGAGTGGACCGCTGCGGTTAACTCTCATCGATTGCAGACCCGTGGTTGATTGGGTGGGCCAAGTAGGAAACATGAAAGAGTATGTGTTGATGTTGCAAGAACTGGGGGTCACATATAGCACGGATCATTTAACAGAATGGGAAAAAGCCGGGTGGGTTGAGGTTGAAAACGCGATCGTGCCGGCTCATGATCCTCCGGGTATTTTGGCGGTTACCGAATCATTGCAAATGGTCGGATCCGTTCTCAATGCTACGATACAATCTTTAAGCGATGGTGATTACCTACCCTACTATCAAGACAACGAGTCATACGACGTCAAGATTCAGGAACTCACTTATCCCAATCCGGCTGGAGCTAGCTTCGCTATGGTCACGGATTTCCAATACTGGCATTTACCAGCGCTTAATCGTAGCGTCTGGATATCTCAGGTGGGATTCGGGTACATGGATTACATTGAAACTCAGGTCGAAGCTGCACCAATTAAAGATGACGTGCTAGACCACTACAACAGACGCGAGGACATGTCCAAACCAAAGCCGAAACCTTCCATAGGAAAGTTAGACCACTACATAACGGAGGAGATCGACGCCCTAGGGTCAATAAACAATCTGATATATCACGACAACAGTGACACAATGTTAATTGTAAATGATTTAAACAATCGCGAAAACAATATAGTTATGTATGGAATGAGCACAACGACGGACCCAATAAACGGAGAGGCATTCACATTACCGGTTGCACCGAAAACGATGAATTACTGGGATGATGAAACCGCTTTGGTGGATGGGGAGATCGAATTGCCATACGACCAGATCAACCTGCAAAGCCGAGAAAACGTGATCGGCCTAGCTGAGGTAAGGAAGACAGTTTTAAAAGAGTACCCGTCACATGCTCAACCAGCTTACTCCAAGAGAGCTTACGCCGGGATTCAAGCTGTGTCTGACTTGTTCGGGAAAAAGATTACGTTGCGCACAGTGGAACATGATCCCCATGAAGACGCCCTAGAATTCGCAAGAACATATACAATAAAAGGAGGACTAGAATCTTTGCCGGCTGTTGGTTTAGACACAGAAGCCATCAAGCAATGGTTGGCGGAGCGCCCTGACTTCGTGAACGTTAGCGCTGATTTGCATGAAGTACTTAGTGGGGGTATGGATGTAGCGGGACTTGACAAAGTAAATGTGCACATGAAATTGGAATCTAGATTGAAAGACAGCTTAATTGGGTTGTTATCTAACGGAATTGAAATGTATGGTGACATTGGTATGCCATCAACAATTGAAGATCAAAGAGTGAGACTTATAGTGTGGCAGAGAAAAGGAATTACTGCCATCTTTGCGGCGTTTTTCAAGACGCTAAAAGATCACCTTAAAAGAGTTATGATTCCTAATGTAGTGTACGTAGATGGTGAAACGCCTCAACAAATTTCTGCTCGTCTAAATAATATCGATGGAGATGTTTATTTTGCCGAAGACGATTTGAAGAAGCAAGACAGACAAACCGACAATACTTTGATTGATACGGAGATGGAAATATACAAGTTACTCGGAGGCAATCCGACGATAGTAGATTTGTGGAGAAACGTTCACAGGAATTGGAGAGCGAAAGGTGTTGGAGTGAAATTCAAGGGAGACGCAAGTCGTCATACAGGCCAAGCAACCACCGCGTTGGGAAATGTTATAGTTAATCTAACTGTGAAAACAAGATTGGTAAAACAGCTTGGTAGCAGCTTGAAACTTATGCTGGTTTTGGGTGACGACAATATTATCTTGTGCACTGCTCCTATAACAGAAGAAGACATCAGCTTGAACAGTGCTCGCCATTTCAACATGGTGAGCGAACCATCAGTGAGTAGAATATGTGGCGGGTTCTTGAGAATGGTTGTCTATAAAGGAAATCATGGAAAACTAGAATGCGGGCCGGATTTAATACGATTGAGACGTCGATTTGAGGTTTTAAATGGGGTGGCAGAAGCGAACAACGAGAACGTAGAAATGAGGGCTATGAGTTATTGCATGATGTTGGGCAATTTGAGGCCTGTGGAAGAACTGATCAAGGAGAACAACTGGCCCATCAGACCGTCTAGATGGTATGATTTTCAAGCTCTTGTGAATGCATTGTCTCACAAGTACAAGGTATCACCCGAACATATAGAGGGCGAATTCAATGACTTAATAAAAATGATGCGAGAGCGCACATTATACGATAGGACCAAAACCATGTTCATATCTAAAAACTTTTAACTTGTACTGGCAAGTCGAGCAGCGTGGGGCTGAA